CCTTACAAGTAGCTTTAGATACTAGCGCTGCAACTGGTATGAGTTTAGAGGCAGTCAGCTCTGCATTAGCTGCTGGATACCGTGGTCAAACTAAGGCTCTTAGACCATTAGGAGTTAATCTGTCTAAAACAGCTTTAACTGCTGGCAATATGGCAACGGCATTAAAAGAAATAGGCACAGCATATTCAGGGCAGGCTGCCGCAAGATTAGATACTTACGCTGGTAAAATGGATTTACTACAAGGGGCTGCATCTCGTGCTACTGAAACAATAGGCAAAGGGTTGCTTGATTCTTTATCTTTGTTATCTAAAGACAATTCAATACAAGGCGCAGCAGATGATATGGAAGATTTTGCAGTATCTATTTCAGATGCTACTTATGGAATGGCTGCATTATTAAAGAAAATTGATAAATTAACAGGGTTAGACAAAGTTAGTATTGATACGTTATTTACTATTGCCAATCCAGCATTAGGATTACTAGGAAACTTTGGAGCATCTCAAAGACCTAACACCGGTAGATCAAGTAGAACGTATCAAGGTGGGCAAACTTCTAATGATCTGTATATATTACGCAAAAAAGAAGCAGATGTAATTAAAAAAGCTGCCGCTGCTAGAGCTGCTGAATTAGCATTATTAAATAAAAAGAATGAAATCGATAAACTTAAAGAAAAGTTTGATGTAGAGCGCATAGGCCTTAATGCTGCCCTTAATGCTGCTACCGATGAAGAGACTAAACTACGCATTAAGGCCCAGATAGCAATCCTGGACAATAACGAGGCTTTGGCTAAAAAGTATAATGCTGAGTTAGAAGCTGCTAACAGTGCTATGAAGTTGGCGCAAGAATTAACAGCTACTACAGATGCTATGGCTAAACTTAGAGTAGTTACTCAGGCCGATTACACAAAACAGATGTATGCAGGCTCATCAATTTATTACAACACTTACAATGCTGCTAGCGTGCCTATGGGCACTGCAAGTGGTGCTGGCACTACAGTTGTAAACAATACTACTAACTTGCAAGTAGAAGGATCTGTAATATCACAAGATGCTGTGTTAAGCACAGTTCAAGAAGCATTACAAAGATTAAATAAGCAAGGCTCTCCTACTTACGCAGCCGGACAATAACTATGGCTGTACCAGTAATTAATGCAATTATTAACTTCTCAACTGGACCAGCAACTGCGCAGGCTATGCAGATTGATATTGGTAAATTAGGAGTAAACGTATTAGCTGATGCAGTCGCAGTTATTGTTGATGTATCTAATCAGGTAGATTCAGTTAGGACTGCTAGAGGCCGTAACGTATTAGCAGATCAATTTCAGACTGGCACACTTAGCTTGCGATTAGTAGATCAAAATGGTGATTTTAACCCACAGAATCCAACAGGTCCATACTTTGAATTACTAACCCCTATGAAGAAGGTGCAAATAACTGCAACCTACTCAGGAGTAACTTATCCAATCTTTGCAGGCTTTATTACATCCTATGTAACTGTTCAGCCTAAAGATGCTACAGAGGTTGCCTATACAACTATCACAGCTGTAGATGCTTACCGTTTAGCACAGAATGCTCAGATTACAACAGTGACTGGCGCTAGCGCTGGAGATCTGTCAGGCACACGTGTTAATCAAATCTTAAATACTATTAATTGGCCTAACACTCAGCGTGATGTAGATACAGGTCTTACTACCGTACAAAATGATCCAGGCACTAATAGGACTTCTCTGTCAGCCTTGCAGACTGTAGCCGATAGCGAGTATGGGGCAATCTATGTTGATGCTTCTGGCAACTTTGTATTTCAAGATAGAGCGGTAACCGTTGGATCTATTGGCGGCACGCCCACAGTGTTTACTGATAATGGTGCTGGTATTAGATATGCCAATGCTACGTGGGTGCTTAATGACTATTTAGTATTTAATTCTGCAAGCATTACTAGATCAGGCGGCAGCGCTCAATTAGCCATTAACCAGCCTTCTATTGACAAATACTTTATACATTCCTACACCCTGACAGACCTACTTATGCAGACCGATGCCGTGGCGCTTGATTACGCTAGGGCCTATGTAGCTTCTAGAGCTGAGACTACTATTCGATGTGATGCTATTGAACTTGATTTATACACTGCCGACTACAACGCAGGCACTATTGCAGCCCTTAGCCTAGATTTCTTTGATCCAATCACAGTAATCACCACACAGCCAGGCGGATCTACCCTGAACAAAACCCTACAGATTTTCGGAGTGGCCTTTAACATTACCCCGAATAGCTTCAAAACTACCTTCACAACACTAGAACCTGTCATAGATGGGTTTATAATAGGCAACGTAGATTACGGTGTCTTAGGACAAAACGTCTTATCTTATTAAGGAGCAATAATGGCAACAGGATTTCCAGCAGTAACCGGTGATGTACTTACATCCGGTATGTTTAACGGACTGACATCATTCACAGTAGGCACTGCTAACACGGCAGATTATACAGCTGTATCTGCAGATCAATATCAGGTATTAGAGATAATGAATAAAGCAACTGCTATTGCGTTTAAGATTCCTACTAACGCATCCGTTGCATTTCCAATAGGCACAGCACTGACAGTATTAAATATTGGTGCAGGTACTTGCACAATTAGTGCAATTACATCTGGCACTACAACAATATTAAGTGCTGGCGCTACTGCAGCATCTCCAACCCTTGCACAATATAAATCAGCAGTATGTATTAAAACTGCCACAGATGCTTGGTATGTTGTAGGCGGAATTGCATAATGATTGGTAACATAATTGCTTCAATTTATGGCTCACCTTTAGTTACATTAGATGTTGAATATTTAACTATTGCAGGTGGTGGAGCCGGTGGTAACAATGGTGGCGGTGGTGGTGGTGCTGGTGGATACCGAACAGGCACTTTAACATTTAATAAAAACGCAAATATAACTTGCACAGTTGGTGCCGGTGGCGCAGGAACATCAGAAAGTGCTGGCGGTCAATCAGCTGGTGCTGTTGGTTCTAACTCTGTCTTTAGCACAATTACCAGCGCTGGTGGTGGCGGTGGTAGTGCAAACAATGTTGGCGGAACGAGTGATGGCGGATCAGGCGGTGGCGGTGGTGGTAACGCTTATGTTACTGGCGGAACTGCAACTCCATCTGGTCAAGGTAATAATGGTGGTGATGGTGGAACTGCTGGTGGTTTTGTTGCTGGCGGTGGCGGTGGTGGTGCAGGGTCAGCAGGATCAACCGCATCAGGTGGTGGCGGAACTGGTGGTAATGGCACAGCAAGTTCAATAACTGGAACATCAGTAACACGAGCAGGTGGTGGTGGTGGCGCTGGAGATGCTCGCGCAACCGCTGGCGGAGCTGGTGGCACAGGTGGTGGTGGCACAGGTGGTGGCACTAATTCAAATGACGGAACAAATGGTGATGCAAACAAAGGTTCTGGTGGTGGTGCCGCGCCATTTGCATTTGGCACACATATTTCAGGAAATGGTGGATCAGGAGTGGTAATTCTAAAATACTTAACTGCTGATGGAACAATTACTATAGGTGCAGGTTTAACAGGTTCAACAGCGACAAGTGGTTCATATCAAGTAACCACAATTACTGCTGGTACTGGAAATGTGAGTTGGGCATAATGGCACATTACGCATTCTTAGATGAAAATAATATCGTAACCGAAGTTATTACAGGTATTGATGAAAGCGAATTGATTGAAGGATTAGATACAGAAACCTGGTATGGTAATTTTAGAGGTCAAGTCTGCAAGCGCACGTCATATAATGGAAATTACCGTGGTAATTTTGCTGGCATAGGTAGGACTTATTTACCTTTAGAAAATATTTTTATGATGCCTAAATGCCACGCAGAGGCAATATTAAATGCTGCAGCTGCTAAATGGGATTGCACAAACGAGGATCACGATGCCAACCCCCTGGCTGAGTAAAGCAGCGGATAGCCTAAGAGATGCCGTTACTACCTGGTATCCAGATCGGCGCACTACCAGTGATGGGTGGATTGGCGATGCTCGTCACAGTGCCAGAAAATCTGATCATAATCCAGACAGCACCGGATGTGTCAGAGCCATTGATATTGATTCTCGCTTGGATTCATCCGAAGGGCTCTCAGTATATTTGGCTGACCAAATCAGAATCTGTGCGAAAACCGATAAGCGTATATCGTACGTAATCCATAACGGAATGATTGCAAGCAAAATCCTTAATTTTAAGTGGCGTAAATATTCAGGATATAACAAGCACACAAAGCACATACACGTCAGTTTCACAAAGGCTGGAGATCACGATAGTAAACCGTTCGATATACCACTACTAGGGGGCAAGATATGAAAATCAGTAAAAAGCATAAGGCAATACTAAAGTCCTACGCACGTGGCGTATTAGTATCTTTCTTAACATTCTTGGCCAGTAATGAATTAGGTTTAGATCCTGCCGTGTCTGTAATTGTTGCAGCGCTTGCAGGTCCAGCAGCTAGGGCTCTAGATAAATCCGACAGTGCTTATGGCATCGGTGCTAATGACTTATGACTCCGGCAGAATGGGCCGCCTTTGGCGCTGGCGGTTGCGCCGTGCTGAGCGCCGTGATAGTAGGACTACGATTTTTAGTTAAAGGCTGGCTTAACGAGTTACGTCCTAATGGTGGATCTAGTATGAAGGATCAATTAACAAGACTAGAGAAGCGTGTCGATGATCTCTTTATCTTAATTAGTAAGTCATAATTTTAATATGGCTACTAAACGCAAACCAAAGAAGAAGGTTGCACGTAGGCGCAGGACCACTAAAGAGCCTGTACTTACAAAGTTAGACTTCTGGGCAATAGCAGCTAATGAGGTTTATATGGCTTGCCGTAAGTCAGGAATGGATGAAGGCACAGCTCTAGCCTTCGCTATGGATAGGTCAAGTTATCCAGACTGGATCGTAGATACTAAAGATCCTATTAAGAATCCACTTGACGATTTTGAAGAGGATGAA